CGCAAGTAGCGTACCACTACGACTACGAAATTGACGATCACGAAATACTAGATGTTGTGGCAGGGTACTAAAGTGACAAAGAGAGTTTTTAGGCGTTTAAATACATACGGAATCTACGCTATTTCTGCCGTAGTGTTTTTTACACTGGGTTACAGCGTAGCAATAATCTAAGGACAATACTATGGCAGAAGAAATCTTAAGTCCAGACCCGCTGATGATTCAGGAGTCTTTGGAAGAATGGGTAATCACCAAATGTGAAAACTGGAGAGACTACTATGAATCAAACTACGAAGCAAAGTTTGAGGAGTACTATAGGCTATGGCGAGGTCAATGGGATCCTGCTGACTCCGAGAGAGCATCAGAGCGTTCTCGTATTATCTCTCCTGCGCTTCAGCAGGCTGTAGAGTCTAACGTAGCAGAACTAGAGGAAGCTACGTTTGGTCGAGGCAAATGGTTTGACATTGCTGACGACATGAACGACCCAGAAAAACAGGATATTCAGTACCTACGTAACAAGCTCACAGAAGACTTTGAAGCGTGTAAGGTACGTAAAGCAGTTGCAGAGTGCCTCATTAACTCTGCTGTATTTGGTACAGGCATCGGGGAGGTGGTTCTTGAAGAGATTAAAGAGATGGCTCCAGCGACTCAACCCATTATGGGTGGTGATCTCACGGCTGTGGGCGTTAACATTACGGACAGGATCGTTGTTAAGCTCAAGCCTGTACTACCCCAAAACTTCCTGATCGACCCCGTAGCTACGTCTATTGAAGACGCATACGGTGTGGCTATTGATGAGTTTGTGTCAAAGCACAACGTAGAACTGCTGCAAGAACAGGGCGTGTACCGTGAAGCCTACATTGAGTCAGCAGCTCCTGATACAGACTTAGAGCCTGACCAAGACCTCACGATCTACAATGATGACAAAGTACGGCTGACGAAGTACTACGGACTTGTGCCTCGTGAGCTTCTTGAGGCAGAAGACGTAGAAGTAGAGGACGACTCTATGTACGTCGAGGCTATCGTAGTTATTGCCAACGGTGGTACACTTCTGAAAGCCGAAGCCAACCCTTACATGATGGGTGATCGTCCTGTAGTCGCATTTCCTTGGGACGTTGTTCCGGGCCGCTTCTGGGGCCGTGGAGTGTGTGAGAAAGGCTACAACAGCCAAAAGGCTTTGGACACTGAGCTACGCGCACGTATCGACGCACTGGGCCTGACGATTCATCCTATGATGGCTATTGACGCTACACGGCTACCCCGAGGTGCTAAACCTGAAGTACGTCCGGGTAAGATGATTCTGACTAACGGAGATCCACGTGAAGTACTACAGCCGTTTAACTTTGGACAAGTCAACCAAATTACCTTTGCCCAAGCATCAGCGTTACAGCAGATGGTCCAACAGGCTACAGGAGCAGTTGACTCAGCCGGGATCGCTGGAAGTGTTAATGGTGAAGCTACTGCCGCTGGGATTTCTATGTCTCTTGGCGCTATTATTAAACGTCACAAGCGCACACTGATTAACTTCCAGCAGTCGTTCTTGCTGCCGTTTGTAACCAAAGCTGCACACAGGTACATGCAATTTGACCCTGAGAACTACCCTGTAGCTGACTACAAGTTTAACGCTACGTCAACCTTGGGTATTATCGCTAGAGAATACGAGGTTACTCAGTTGGTACAGCTGTTGCAGACCATGAAGCAAGACAGCCCGATTTACCCTGTGTTGATTCAGAGCATCATTGACAACATGAACCTGAGCAACCGTGATGAGTTGATTGCTTCTATGCAACAGGCCTCTCAGCCTGATCCACAGGCGCAACAAATGGCTCAAATGGCACAGCAAGCACAACTTGAGTTCCAGCAAAGTCAAACTGCAGCTCTTGCAGCACAGGCTGCTGAGTCTCAAGCTAGGGCACAAAAGTACGCGATGGAAACTCAACTGGCTCCTGAAGAGCTTCAAATTGAGAAGATCAACGCGATTACTAGGAACCTCAAGGAAGGGGATCAAGAAGACAAAGAATTTGAGCGTAGACTCAAAGTTGCAGATGTACTTTTAAAAGAAAGCAAAATAGAGGGTAAACGTCCAAATGCTAATGACACAGACAGAAATGAACAGCTTCCTGCACCAAATCAACGAGGCATTTCAGGAGCAGTTCAACCGATTAGACCAGCTGGAGAATCGCCTCGCGGACCTAGAGGCCCTAATGTCGGACCTGCGCCAGAAGGAGAAAGATAATGCCAAAGGAGAAAGACCCAAAGCTAAAGCGAGCAGGAGTAAGCGGGTACAACAAGCCGAAGCGAACGCCTAATCATCCAACTAAGAAATACGTAGTTGTTGCCAAAGAAGGTGACAAAACCAAGACTATTCGGTTTGGTGATGCTAAGATGAAGATCAAGAAAGACCAACCGGCTAGACGCAAGTCGTTCAGAGCTAGACATAAGTGTGACACAAACAAACCTAGTAAACTAACCGCAAGATATTGGTCTTGCAAAAACTGGTAAGGAGATAGTTATGCCGATGGTAGGAAAGAAAAAGTATCCGTACACCGCTAAGGGCAAAGCCAAAGCTAAAGCAGCTGCCAAGCGGACAGGTCAAAGAGTAAAGAAAGTTAAAAAGACTTACTAATGCCTGCTAAGAAAAAGAAAAAGGCAAACGATGCGTGTGCAAAGAAGGTCAAGGCCCGTTACAAGGTGTGGCCTTCTGCGTATGCGTCTGGTGCCGTAGCTAAGTGCCGCAAGGTAGGCGCTAAGAACTGGGGTAACAAAAGTGGCCGTAAGAAAAAGTAAAAAAGGTGCCGCACTCAAGAAATGGTTCAAGGAAGAGTGGGTCGATGTAAAGACCGGAAAGCCCTGTGGACGTAAATCTGCCACTAAATCTAAGCGTCCGTACCCCTCGTGCAGACCCAAAGCTGTCGCAGCTAAGATGACAAAGGGTGAAAAAGCCTCATCATCTCGACGCAAAACTGGGCCAGCTAAGATCAAACACGCAGTTACAGCCTCCGGTAGAAGGCGAAAAACTACCAAAAAGAAGAAATAATGCTTGACTTTTGCAAAAAAGTATGATATAATATACAGTGTACTTAGGTACATCTTATTAATAGAGACAACCGAAGAGGCCTCACGTGGATCAAGAAACACAACAGTACTACGACAACTACTTTAGTCTTTTTCTGACAGACGGTTGGAAACAACTAATGCAGGACTTCAATAACAATGCTTTAAGTATTAACAGTATTGAAGCGGCTAAAGATGCTGACGATATGTTCTTTCGTAAGGGACAACTAAACGTATTAGCCCATTTACTGAACATGGAAACTATAGTTAAAACTAACTACGACGAAGCTACTAAGCCTTCTGAAGAAGATGATTAAAGTATTTGACTTTCGTTGTACCAACGGACACACCTTTGAAGATTTTGTAGAATCAGGCGTCACATCCAGTAGGTGCGGGTGTGGCGCTAACGCTACAAAGATTGCATCAGCAACTAAACACATACTCGACGGTGCCTCTGGGGACTTCCCCGGTAGACACATGAAGTGGGTACGTGAACATGAGCAAGCTGGGCAAAAGAGTCGGGAATCTCAATAGAGGTAACTCCCATTTAATCCTCCATAACCTAATAATAATAGGCGGGGTAAGTTTAGAATGTCAAGAGCAACACTAATAGATGAGCGTCAGGAAGAAGAAACAGAAACAGTAGATCAGCTAGATACACAGGATACCGTAGAGACTCCCGAAGAGGAACAACCTCAACAGGAACCTGAGTTACCAGAAAAGTACAAAGGTAAATCTGTTGAAGACCTCGTACAGATGCACCAAGAGCTTGAGAAGTTTTCAGGCAAACAGAGTACTGAAGTTGGTGAACTACGCAAGATTGTTGATGACCACATCCAGACACAACTCTCAACACAACAAGCACCTCAACAACAGCAACAATTTGACGATGAAGATGATGTAGATTTCTTTGTTGATCCTAAATCTGCTGTTAGTCGAGCTATAGACAACCACCCAAAGATCAAGGAAGCAGAAGCCTACACACAGCAGTATAAACAACAGGCTACTCTTGCACAGCTTAAGTCCTCTCATCCCGAGATGGAACAAATACTGCAAGATCCTAAGTTTGCTGAGTGGATCAAAGGGTCAAAAGTCAGAACACAGTTGTTTGTTCAGGCTGACCGAGAGTACGATTACGATGCTGCTAACGAACTGTTCAGTCTCTGGAAAGAGCGTAACCAAGTAGTTCAGCAGACAGCACAAGCTGAGAAAGTAGCCCGTAAGAGTGCAATAAAGTCAGCTAACACAGGCAACGCTCGCGGAACAGGAGAGGGAACACGCAAGAAAGTTTATCGTCGTGCTGACATTATTAAACTTATGCGAACCGACCCAGAGCGTTACCAAAGTCTATCAGATGAATTACTGAAGGCATACGCAGAGGGTCGAGTTAAATAGCCTAAAGGAGAATTACAATGGCTGGTGAAACCTCTGGTGCCTACTTTACAGCTAATGCTGTAGTAGACAAAACTGCTGCTGGGACTTTTATCCCAGAAATCTGGAGCGATGAAGTAATCGCTGCTTACCAAAAGAACCTGAAGATGGCTCCCCTTGTCAAGCGTCTCGCTATGACTGGCAAGAAGGGTGACGTTATTCACGTACCTAAGCCCGTTCGTGGTGCTGCATCTGCTAAGGCAGAAGCTGTAGCTGTTACGATTCAGGCTAACCTTGAGTCAGAGTTGACGATCACTGTAGACCGTCACTTTGAGTACTCGCGTCTGATCGAAGACATCGTAGAAGTACAGGCTCTGTCCTCTCTGCGACAGTTCTACACTGAAGACGCTGGCTACCAGCTGGCTCTGAAAGTTGACACCGACCTCATCAACGCTGCTACTGGCTTTGGTGACGGCACTCGTACTCAGTCTCCTGCCAACACTGGCGCTAACTGGGTAAACAGCAACAGCTTCTATGTAGACGCCGCCAACGGCCTCGCTACTTACGCTGCTGACACTGTAACGTCTGGTGACAACTTCACTGACCTCGCTCTCCGTGAAGCTATCAAGCTCATGGACGACGCTGATGTACCGATGGACGGTCGTGTGCTG